GTGCGGTGTCGAGCCGTAAGGTGTTCGACACAAGAGCACTCATCTGATTTAAAATTTTTAGTTAAAATACAAATAGTAATTAATGTCAACCGAAATTAGAAAATTCGGAAAGGTTCTTTATTACATGAACAAATCTCGTTCAAAGTAAGGTAATAAATGGTAAGGCACATCTTGTGCTTCACCGTACATTTGATAAAGTGCACAGTAGATAATATCAAAGATAGGATCATTGTAGCCTGCGTCACGTTGTATCGCATGTGCCCTCGCTGTTGAGATTTTGGGGTCTTCAACCTCGAACTCTGGAAAACACAGAAGCCTGAGCGCTTTGAGGCGGTCTCGCACGTTGTAACGGTGCAATGAGCTTCGTCCAAGAAATACCACGTCGTCTGGGGAGTCGGTGATGATGCATTTCTCAGGTTTCACAGTCCAGTTGTACCTCTCGCTAATTCTGCTGAACTCGCTGGGGTCTGGTCTCTGAGTGTTTCCAATGAATGTGATAGAATCGTCACCTTGAGTGATGATCTTCAACACTGGGTAGTTGAGCTTCTTCATGATGAAGTTGATGCGTGCGTAATTGATGATACTGCCAACCATGTTGGTGAAGTAACTTCCGGAAGGGATTCCAGAATCTCGCATGTATAGCTGCCCGTCTGGGCTGAGTATTTTGCGCTTCTTGAAAAGCACTATTGAATACTCAAAGCTAAGCTCTGATAGTCTTGAAGGGAAGTGGATCATCTGCCGTAGACAGTTGAAAGCGTGGTCGATCTCCCAGTTTTGAACTGATGCGTCGAAATTGCTCCAATCTACAACGGAGTACCACTGAGTGCGTCTCTCCATGCTTTCAAGCATGTAGGGCACTTCAAGTGTGGGATCCTTACCAATGAAGTAAAAGGTATCTCCTCGTTTGAACACCTCCAAAAGAGGAAAAGCTGTAAGCCCCTCGATTAGTATGTAATGAAATGCCTCTCCAAAGACATTCCTAACCTTAATGGATGGCAACTTTGCGAGTTGCGTCCGAGTAAGAGCTATATCTGGCGTGCTGTTGCTAGTGATGTCATCGTTGGCGTAGTTGATGCCATGCTGATCTATCATTTCCGCGTATGTGCGGATCGCTGCGTTTGCAATGCCTTTTGCTCTTTTAAGGTTGTCGTGTTCACCCTTCTTTCCCGAGTAACCGTGGCCGGCTGCTGAGGATGACTCAAAACGAACGGAGTCAAGGCCTGTTTCAAACGGTAAGCTGATAACGGTCTCGAAACTTGAGAACATGTTCAACATCTCCGCTTTAACGTCGGTCCAGACTGAGTCGTCCGGTTGAGGAAGCAGTGGTTTGTCATATGCTCGAATCGAAGCAAGGTGTCCTTCTAAGGTGTAGAAAGATCTGGCCCAGCCATCTATCTCTTGCATATCACCTGGTGAGGCGTACTCTTTCACCATATCATACGACCATCTGTCGTGAATGATTTGGAACTCTTCTCTTGCTCTGCGCCGAGAACCTGATCCAACTAGTGTGAGTCCACCAGCCATCTTGTGCTGCTACCGGAATGCGTCACTTGAAAGTATATGTCCTATAGAGTACCTGAAAAGCACAAATATAGTCAGTTGTAACACTGTATAAATACTAGAATGCGTG